AGAAGATTTCTTTTTGTTTACAGGAATCAAGGAGGAGCCTTTGGTTGGAACTATAAAGTATATAAACCAAGAGCTTATTGATAAAGGTTTAAAGGTTGGAGATCAAATAGGATTCCAGCCAGACAGCGAGTATGAGTTTACGGTTGAGGATGAAAAGCTTTATAGAATGTTTACTAATAATATTACTATGCTATTATGATATATATTGTAGATGATTTTGTTCCCAAAGGATTGTTTAATATTCTGCAAGAATACTTAAATAGTGGAGAGTTTAATGAAGTTATTTCTGGAGGAAAAGACTTTCATATAAAAGAATCTTTGCCTGACTTTGATGAATATGTATTGCATGCCTTGTCTAAGATTGAAGGAAAAAAGTTATACAATATATTAAGTTTCTTCAGGACATCTAATGATGACTTAGATACAACATGGAGAATACACTCTGATTTAAACATAAATGGAGAGAAGCCTGATAGAGCTTTAGTTCTTTATATGTCACCCAGAGAGAAAGAAGATTTACACGGAACAGCTTTATGGGAGCATGATGTTTACGGAAGAGAAATCCCTAAAGACATAACAGATGAGGATTATGACCGTATGATAGATGTAGATGCTGAGGATACAGATAGATGGAGATTGAGCACTGTTGTTGGGTACGAAGAGAATAGATTAGTTTCTTATCCATCCAGTTACTTTCATAGTAAGTATCCTAATGTTTCATGGAAAGAAGGTAGAAATGTTTTTGTAATGTTTTATAAGTATGAGTAGTAAAGAATTAAAGTTAAGCATTATAGATGCTGGAGAAAAAGCTGTTAAGCAATTAGTTAAGGGGGCTAAGGAAGATATTATTAAGTTCGACAAGGATGATGAGTTAGCTGCCGACAGATTAAAGAATGCTGCAGCCACTAAGAAGCTTTGTATTATGGATGCTTTTGAAATATTAAAAAGAATAGAAGAGGAGAAGGCCTTATTAGAAGGTGGAGTTGTTGAATCTAAATCAAGTAAGCCAAAGGGATTTGCAGAGTCAAGATCAAAATAAATTATATACTACGCTAAAGGGTATTGTATCTAAGTCTGTTGTAACCAACAAGAATAGAGCCAGGTCATGGAAGTATGGTTACGACCCAAAGTATGATATTGTTGTAATATCTAAGACTGGAGAGATAGGCGATATAATAAATATTAATGGTTTAAAGATTGCTCTACCTAAACCTCCAAAGGATGTTTATAAAAGAAGCTCAACAAAGAAGGAACAATACTGGGAAGCTTCTGACTATCCCAAAGAGCTGTCTCGTATTAAGTCTATATTTCAGTGGCATGAGGTTCCTGACCAATTCAAAAGCAAATGGGTAGACTATATAGAGTCAGAGTTTGATAGAAGAGAAGAAGGCTTCTGGTTTATGAATAATGGAAATCCTACATACATTACTGGAACTCACTATATGTATTTACAATGGACTAAGATTGATGTTGGTCTGCCAGACTTTCGTGAAGCAAACAGAATATTCTATATATTTTGGGAAGCGTGTAAGGCAGACAAGAGAAGCTTTGGAATGTGCTACCTAAAGATTAGACGTTCTGGATTTTCTTTTATGAGTTCTTCAGAAGGAGTTAACGCAGCCACCATAACCAAGGATGCTCGTATAGGAATACTATCTAAGACTGGTTCGGATGCTAAGAAAATGTTTACCGACAAGGTTGTTCCTATATCTAACAACTACCCGTTTTTTTTCAAGCCCATACAAGATGGTATGGACAAGCCAAAGACAGAATTAGCATATCGTGTTCCTGCTTCTAAGATTACAAAAAAGAACATGTATGAGATAGAGGACAATGAACTTGAAGGATTAGATACTACTATTGATTGGAAGAATACTGGGGATAATAGCTATGATGGTGAGAAGCTACAATTACTTTTACACGATGAGAGCGGTAAGTGGGAGAAGCCTGATAACATTCTAAACAACTGGCGTGTAACTAAGACATGTCTAAGATTAGGTAGTAAAGTTATAGGAAAGTGTATGATGGGTTCAACATCAAATGCATTAGACAAAGGTGGTAGTAATTTTAAAAAGCTTTACGAAGACTCTTTACCATCTAAAAGAAACTCAAACGGTCAAACTAAAAGTGGACTGTATTGTTTGTTTATTCCTATGGAGTGGAACTTTGCAGGTTATATTGATATGTATGGGATGCCAGTGCTAAGAACTCCTAAAGAACCAATAATAGGTATTGATGGAGAAGATATTAGTATGGGCGCTATAGACTATTGGGAGAATGAAGTAGAGTCTTTAGCTCAAGATGCTGATGCTCTTAATGAATTTTACAGACAGTTTCCAAGAACGGAGTCCCACGCTTTTAGAGACGAAAGCAAGCAATCAATATTTAATCTAACTAAAATATACCAACAAATAGATTATAATGATTCCATTAATTTAAAGCACCAAGTAACTCAGGGTTCATTTGCTTGGAAGGACGGGATAAAAGACAGTAAGGTTGTATGGCACCCTAATAAGAATGGAAGGTTTTTGGTTACATGGATACCTGAAGCTGGCATGAGGAATAGAGTAGAAGTTAGAAACGGAAAGAAGTATCCTGGCAATGAGCATCTCGGATCCTTTGGTTGTGACTCTTACGATATATCTGGCGTTGTAGTTGGTAAAGGTTCTAACGGAGCTTTACATGGAATGACTAAGTTTAATATGGATAACGCTCCAAGTAATCATTTCTTTTTAGAATATATTGCGAGACCACAGACCGCTGAAATATTCTTTGAGGAAGTTTTAATGGCTTGTGTATTTTATGGTATGCCAATACTCGCAGAGAATAACAAACCAAGGTTGCTGTATCATTTTAAGAACAGAGGGTACAGAGGATTTTCAATGAATCGTCCCGACAAAACATACAACAAGTTATCTAAAACAGAGAGGGAATTAGGGGGTATACCAAACACTTCTGAGGATGTAAAACAATCTCACGCAGCAGCTATTGAGTCTTACATTGAGAAGCATATTGGTTTGGATTTCTCAGAAGAATATAGAGATCCAGAAGAGATGGGAGAGATGTACTTTTCTAAAACATTAGAAGATTGGGCTAAGTTTGATATTACTAACAGAACTAAGTTTGATGCCGCTATAAGCTCTGGCTTGGCTATTATGGCTAATCAGAAGCACTTATACACACCTTCTAAACAAAAATCGAAAATAAGTATTAACTTTGCAAGATACGATAATAAGTCTTCAATAAGTCAAATAATTAATAGATGAAGTCAGTAAAAATAGATATACAGGCTGCCGCATTCCCTGATCAATTTGTTTCAGATGCGGAGAAGAAGACTGAAGAGTATGGTCTTCAAATAGGTCAAGCCATACAATACGAGTGGTTTAGAAAGGATGGAGGTAATTGTAGGTTCTACAGTCAGTGGAGAGAGTTTAATAGATTAAGACTTTATGCAAGAGGAGAGCAGTCAATAGCTAAATACAAAACCGAACTTGCTATTGATGGTGATTTATCATATCTAAATTTAGATTGGACACCAGTTCCCATTATACCCAAGTTTGTAGACATCGTTGTAAACGGAATGTCTGACAGATTATTTAAGATAAATTGTTTTGCTCAAGACGCAATGTCTGCTGAGAAAAGAAATCAATTTCAAACTATGGTTGAGACTCAAATGGTTGCGAGACCAGTTCTTAGTCAGATTGAAAAAGATTTTGGAATAGAGGTGTTTCAGATAAATGAAGATCAGCTTCCAGAAAATGATGCTGAACTGGAATTGTTTATGCAGATGAATTACAAGCCTGCTATAGAGATAGCTGCTGAGGAAGCGATCAATACTATGTTTGAGGAGAATGACTATAATCACTTGAGAAAAAGGTGTGACATGGACATTACTACTTTAGGATTAGGTGTATGTAAGCATGTGTTTCAAAAAGGAGATGGTATACGAGTTGAGTATGTTGATCCAGCAAATGTGGTGTATAGCTATACAGAGGACCCTTACTTCAAGGATTGCTTTTATTGGGGAGAAGTAAAAACAGTTCCAATGACAGAGCTGTTAAAAATAAATCCAGATTTAACAAATCAAGACTTAGAGGAAATATCAAAATACAGTCAAGCTTGGTACAACTATTATAATGTAGCGTCTATATATGAGAATAGTATGTTTGCCAGAGACACTTGTACTCTTATGTATTTTAATTACAAGACAACAAATAAGTTTGTATATAAAAAGAAATCTACAGCTGATGGAAACTTTAAGGTTGTAGAGAAGGACGATCAGTTTAATCCCCCTCAAGAAATGATGGACGAAGGTGGATTCGAAAAGGTTGAAAAGACAATTGATGTTTGGTATGAGGGTGTGATGGTTATGGGAACCAACTTCTTACTTGAATGGAAGATGATGGAGAATATGGTAAGACCTAATTCGTCTAATCAGTTTGCAATGCCTAACTATGTGGCTGTAGCTCCAAGAATGTATAAAGGAGCAGTAGAGTCTTTAGTTAGAAGAATGATACCATTTGCAGATCTTATACAGATGACTCATTTAAAGATACAGCAAGTGGTTTCAAGAGTTGTTCCTGATGGTGTATTTATTGATGCTGATGGATTAAACGAGGTGGACTTAGGAACAGGAAATGCTTATGATCCTTCTGACGCTTTACGACTATACTTTCAAACTGGTAGTGTTGTAGGAAGAAGCTATACTCAGGATGGTGAGTTTAACAATGCCAGAGTTCCTATTCAGCAATTAACATCTAACAGTGGTGCTTCTAAAATGCAAATGTTAATAGGAAACTATAATCACTACTTAGATATGATTAGGTCTGTGACGGGATTAAACGAAGCTCGTGACGGATCTACTCCAGATCCTAACTCATTGGTTGGCGTTCAGAAACTTGCTGCGCTAAACTCTAATACAGCAACACGCCATATACTTCAAGGAAGTTTATATTTAACAAAAAGATTAGCGGAAGCTTTATCTATAAGAACGGCAGATGTTTTAGAGTATGCAGACTTTAAGGATGAGTTTGCTATGCAGATAGGAAAATACAATATGAAGTTGTTAGAGGAAATTAAAAACTTATACTTACATGACTTCGGCATATTCATAGAGGTTGCTCCTGATGAAGAGGAGAAGCAGCAGTTAGAGCAGAATATTCAAATGGCCTTACAGCAAGGAGGAATAGATCTCGAAGACGCTATAGATATTAGAGAGCTTAAGAACTTAAAAATGGCTAACCAACTTCTTAAGCTTAAGAGAAAGCAAAAGCAAGATGCGGCTCAAAAACAAAAAGCTACTGAGATGCAAATGCAGCAACAAAACAATATGCAGTCACAGCAAGCTGCAGCTGAAGCTGCTATGCAAAAGATGCAAGCAGAAGCTCAATCTAAGATACAGGTCAAGCAGGCTGAGATTGCTTTTGAAATTGAGAAACAAAAGAATGAAGCTATGCTAAAACAGCAGCTGATGCAGGTTGAGTTCCAAATGCAAATGTCTTTAAAAGGTGTAGAGCAGTCAGCTATAAACCAAAGAGAAGACAAGCGTGAAGATGCGAAGGCTAAGCGTATTAGTCAAGCCAACACTGAACAGTCAAAGCTTATTCAGCAAAGAAAAAATAACCTACCTCCAGTTAGCTTCGAATCCAATGAAGATAGCTTAGATGGTTTTGATCTTGCGGAATTTAATCCAAGATAATATGACTGTTGTAAAAAAGAAAAGAAAAAAACATTTAAGAAACTTAAAAAGAAATAAGTCTGGCAGAAATGCTACTGTAAAAATGACTTATGGATCAGGCGAAGTAGATGGTAAAAAAGTTTACAGAGCTCATCCTTCTATAACCTTCAAGGGAAAAGAAAAAGCTAAACCACAGAGTTATAAAGAGGCTTTAGAGGCTGGGGAGGTTTATGAGTTTAAAAGAAAGAAGAGGGCTGAAAAATTTGCGGCTGGATCTTGGAAAAAGGGTAAAGCTAAAAGAGAAGCTATGAAAGCATATAGAGCTAAAAAGAAGTCTGAAAGAAATAAATAAATAAGTATTAACTTTGTAAAAATTAAATTAAATGGAAATTAAAGTAAAAGAAGTAAGTTCTGAACAAAAGTCTGTCGCTGAGGTAGAAGAAAAACTTTTAAAAGAACATGAGCAACAAGTTGAAAACAGTACAACTGACTCTAAGGGAGTGGAAGCAAGCGTTGAAAGTGCCTCCACCACGAACACCGAAGAAAGTGTACAGCCGAAAGAGGAAGCACAAGAGTCAGGATTAAAAGATGAAGATGTTCTATCTTACATTAAAGATAGATACAATAAAGAGATTACATCGGTAGATGATTTGCTGACTCAAAAAGAGTCAAACGAAGATTTGCCAGATGATGTAAAAGCGTTCTTTGAATATAAAAGAGAGACGGGCAGAGGTATTGATGATTTCGTAAAACTACAAAAGGATTACGACAGTATGAATGCTTCTGATTTGCTAACTCAATATTACTCAGCAATTGAAGAAGGGTTGGATGACATTGACATTCAAGACATGATTGAAGATAAGTTTGGGTATGATGAAGATCTTGATGAAGAAAAAGACATCAAGAAAAAAAAGTTAGCACAGAAAAGAGAACTTGTTAAAGCTAAAAAATTCTTTAACGAACAGAAAGATAAGTATAAAATTCCTCTTGAGTCAAGCGGGAATGATTTATCTCAAGATGTTCAACAAGAGCTTGATAGCTATAGAAGTTATATTAACGAGTCCAAAAGTGCTAAAGAGCAAAGCGAAAAAAGGTATGATTATTTCTTAGATAAAACTAAAGAAGTTTTTAACGATGAGTTCAAAGGTTTTGAGTTCGAGGTCGGAGGAAATAAAATTACATTTAAACCTGGAGATTCGAAAGAATTGTACAGTAAG